TCCGCACTGTCCGGACTGCGATCGACGAGTATCTCAACTCGAAGCGAGATCTGCTTGCCACATCGACCGCCGAATCGGTCGGTCGCTCCCTGGCCTGGCTGTCTGATGCCTGCGGTGATCGGCGCATCGATGGCGTGTCTCCCGAGGAAATCGTCACCGTCTATGATGCGCTCGAGCAAGGTGCGTCCACCCGGGGAAAGATCGCCAAGGATTGGAAAGCCTTCTTCCACTGGTGCGAGGATAATCGATGGATCGTTGCCAATCCGGCCAAGCGACTCAAGACCACGGTCGGGGTGCGTGAGAAGCGATTCGTTTCGGTGGAGACCATCGAGCGAGTCCTCCAGGCCTGCGAAGATCCCGAGCTGCGGCTGGTGATTGTGCTGTCTCGATTCGGAGGCCTGCGAATTTCCAGCGAAATTCGCGACTTCACGCAAGCATCGATCGACCGGGCCCTAAAACGGATCAAGATCACAGACACCAAGCGAGGGGTGGTCCGAGAGATCCCGCTTTTCCGTGAGATTGCTGCCGAGCTCCCCGCACCAGGCGTCGAGCTGCTGCCGACGATCGCAAGCCTCTCGCACTCGGGAATCACACAACGATTCCTCGAGGTTGTCCGCAAGGCAGGAATCGATCCATGGCCGGTGCCGTGGCATTCGATGCGAGCCACTCGAGAGACGGAACTGATCACCGCCTTCGGACTGGCGACCGCTGCGAAGTGGATCGGCAACTCGGAAAAAGTCGCGATGACGTCTTATGCGATCATTCCGGACTCGGACTGGGCAAAGGCTGATTTGTAACTCTTGTTGGACGGTTTTTCGGGGGCTAGTGGTAGTCTCGTCCCCATGAGCAAATCGATCCGGGCAACCACGAAACGCAAGCGACAAGACGCCAACGTCATTGTCGCATCGTCCAAGAGCAACTTGGAACTGCGTACCAGTGGCGACTCCATCGCATTGCAAGCCGCAGACCCTAACACTCCCGACGCGCTGCCCAGTTTTAGTGGGATCGCCTATACCGGGGGTGTGATGCATCCCAAGCTTGCAATCCAGTGGAATGGTCCGGTGGTGATTGACCTAGCAGGCCTCGACGCACCGGTCGGACCAGTGCATCGAGACCACGACGAATCCAGGCCTGTCGGCCATCTGACTGCTGTGGCCAACGATGGAACCAAGCTCTCCGTCACCGGAGTGTTTTCGGTCCCCTCGGTCGATCAGCAGGAGATTGTATCGGGAGCGAGAAACGGATTTCCTTGGCGACCCTCGGTCGGCGTGAAGATCCTCACTTACTCCACGATTCCGCAGGGACAGACCCTCCAGTGCAATGGACGCACTTTCGATGGTCCTGTCCTCGTCGTCAAGCGATCGCAACTCAAAGAAGTCTCCTTGGTAACGATTCCAGGCGACCCAGAATCCTCTGTCTCTATTGCCGCTTCGGCCACATCAAACATGAAAACCTTTGAAGACTATTGCACCTCTCTTGGACTCGATCCTGCGACTCTTTCGCCCGAGGCCAAAGCCGCCCTGCAAGTCTCCTACGCCGAGAGCATCGAACCTGCTGCCGATGCGTCCGCTCCCCCTGCTGACCCTGCGCCGCAACCTCCCACTGCAACCGCTTCCCAACCCACGGAGCCCCCTATGACCAAGCCTGCGACCGCTGCTGCTTCTTCCGCCTCGCCCGATCTGACCGCTGGTAGCACCTTGGATCTGACCGCTTACCGATCGCAGATGGCCGCCGAAACCAAGCGGGTCGGCGAAGTCACCACGCTCTGTGCCAAGTTCGGCAATCCAATCGTCATGGTTGGTGGCAAGAATGTCGACCTGGCTGCACACGCCATCGAGAACGGCCTCACCGGCGATCAGACCGAGCTGCTTGCTCGACGCCATCAAGACCTCGAAGCCTCCCGGGATTCTCGCCCACGAGGCCCCGCGATCCACTCGCGAGCTAGCCAGACGTCGATCGACCTCGGAGCAATCCAGGGTGGAGTCATGTTGCGTGCTGGAATGCGGCTTGATTCGTCCAGTTTTGAGAATCGCGATGTCCGAGCCAAGCTTCCTGGATGGCTGCAAGCCGGTGCAAACGACCCAGTTCGCGCACGCACCAGCGACCTTGCCCATCAGTACCGAGACTTGACTCTCGTGGAGACCTGTAAGCTCGGTCTCCAAGCTCGCGGGATCGATGTCCCGTCCAACCGGATCGACATGGTCCAAGCGTCCTTTTCCTCCGGGACTGTCGCGGTTCTGTTCGGTGCGACCCTCGGTGCGAAGATGCTCGAAAGCTACGCCGAAGTCGATGACTTCTCGCAAGGAATTTGCAGCGAAAGCGAGCGTCCCGACCTTGAGGAGCACAACAACAACCGGATGCAAGCCGCTCCGAATTTGAAGCACCACCCAGTCGGTGGGAAAGCCAGCCATGGCAACCGCCGTGTGTTGACTGAAAAGGCTCAAGTCGGACGATTCAGCGAGCAATTGAAGATCGACGAAGCGGACATGTTCGGCGACAACTTCCAGAAGCTTAAAGACACGCCGCAAGATTTCGGCCGCGCTGCTGGACGCTTGCGTCCTGACCTCGTCGCCGCCTTGCTCATGAGCAACCCGACCCTCGCGCAGACCGCTCGCAATTTGTTCAACAGCACCGACGGGAACGCCGCGACGGGTAAGGCCCTGGCTCGTGCAACCCTCAGTGAAATGATCGCACGTTTGCTCAAGGTCAAAGACGGCGACGCGACGCTCAACCTCAAGATGACGCACTTGGTTGTGCCTCCTGATCTGATGGACTTGGCGATCCAACTTTGCTACTCGGCCAACCTGTCGAACGACAGCGGATCCGGTGAGCTCAACCCGATCAAGAAGTACGGCATCACCCCTGTGACCGACGCTCGATTCTCGAACGGATTGGTCCACCCAGTCACCGAGCAAGCGATCGCCGGTTCGGACACCACGTACTACGGCATCTCCAAGGACGGACGCACGATTGAAGTCAACTACCTCCAAGGTGCTGGCCGAGTTCCTGTGGTCCGAACCGAGACCCTGACCGGCGGTGAGTTCGGTGTAGTGATCGATGTGAAGCACTACATCGGAGTCAACGCGCTCGACTTCCGAGCGATGCAACGCTTTGCGGGCTAGTCTTAGTGGCCCGACCATGGGCTAGTGATCGATTCCTTTCGGCAGAGTTTCGGCTCTGCCGTTGTTTCCCCCCCCTTCAACTCTCGACCAATCCCATGCTTATCCGACTTTTTCAGCCTGTAGTTTTTGACGGCAAGACTCTCGAAGGCGAGATCGAAACCAACGGCACGGCCATCAGTGCCGAGTCGATCATCCAGCGAGGCTGGGGCGTAGAGGTCAAATCGTCCAAGGCGTCCAAGCCGTCCAAGGCATCCCAAGAGCCTGTCGAGTCTGATCCTCCTGGTGAAGATCCAGACCAAGACGAATCGAACGAATCCGATGAATCGGACGAACCGCAAGACGAGCAGCCATCGGAGCAACCAGCCGAGCAGCCTGTCGTGGTCGAAGCGCCATCCAAGCCCACCAAAACCGCTCGACGAGCAAGTCGCTCTCAGAGCTAAGTCCTCAGTAACCGCACTTCTCACTACACACCAAAGAGACCATGGCAACTTACAAGCAAGAAACCGACTTTCGCCGATTCACCGCCAGTGCTGACACTGCCAACGGAGCCATCGTCCAGACCGCCGACGGCCTGGCCGGGATCGTCGAAGGCCTAGCCGGCGTGAAGTCCGGCAAGGTTGGCAACGCTCGCGTCGTTGGAATCGTGACCTGCGACAAGGCATCAGCAACCGTGCTTGCTGCTGGAGCCCGAGTCCAGATCGCCACTGCAACGCAGCTCGTCACCGCAAAGGCGTCGGGCGCTGCTGATGCAGGAAACATCTTGCTCGGTCGCACCGCTGCCGCTGGTGCGGACGGAGCACTGACGGTCGACATCGACCTGAACCGAGCCGCAGTCTAACCAACCACCATGGCCATCAAAGAAGCCGATCTTAAAGAATGGTCCGATCTCGAAGCAAGGCGATCCGCCATGCAGCGAGAACTCACGACCATCAAGGATCGGCAAGGCCAGATCGAGGAACAACTTGAAGCCGAGCTTCGCAAGTCCGGCAAGTCGAAAATCACGCGAAGCGGGTTCACTCTCGCTTTGCAACCTGGGAAAGCTTCCGTCAGTTGGGCCAAAGAGTACCTCAAAGCCATGGGCGATGAGGCAGTTCAGAAGCTTAAAGACGCCGCCGCCCAGACATCAGTCAAAGTGTTCGTGTTGGTTCCACCCAAGCCACCCAAGGCCCCAAAGGAATAGCCCATGGGGATGCTTGAGACTGGGACTGCTCACCTTGCTGAATCGATGACCAAACACACTGCGGTGGATGTCCTGTACATCAAACGCAAGATCCAAAAACCAATCAAGGCCACGCGGGGATCGACTCCCTTCGAAGCCTCAGACACCGAAGGGCTCATCCATCGGACCGTCAGTCGGGACTACCTAGTAGCCAAGACCGAATGGCCGTTCGATGACGACCCAGAAGACGGGGATCGAATAACCGACGATGGCAAGACCTACATCGTTCGCTCGATGACTGGCCAGCCAGTCTGGCGATTTGCCGACCCTGGCGAAAACCTAATCCGGATCCACACCAAGCAGCAATGAGCCCGATTCGTCAACTACTCGCCGACGTTGTCGAAGCACTCGCAGCCGCCGCAGTCGTCGATCCGGAAACCAATTCCGCGATCGATGGCGATACGTTCAAAGTCGATTACTTGCCACGGTTCGAAGTCGCAGACCTGAAAGATCTCCGGATCGTCGTCGCACCGAGGCAAAACACATCGACCAAGATTTCCCGCTCAACCCGGGAGTTTGAATTCGGGGTTCAGATCGCCGTCATCCAGACAGCGGCCAAAGACTCCGAGCGATTCGCACAACTGTTGGACCTGACTCACGAGCTCGACGCAGCACTGGCCACGGCCACGATCGACGGGGGAGTGTGGTCGAGGTCCGAAGTCAGCCTGTACGACGTCCAGGCACTGGAGCAACACGGTGCTTTTCGCAGCGTGATCACCGCGTACTTCAAGAACCGATCCTAACCGAAAGAGAGAATCATGCCGAACAAGGGACCACGCGCAGGCATCGAGTGCAAGCTGTACTACCAGGTCACTCCAGCGGCTGTCTTCAATGCCACGGCTCCGACGCTTGTGACCGAAGTCAAAGACCTCAATGTCACGCTTAACAAGACCCGCATCGACATTTCCAGTCGAGCGAGCCAGTGGAAAGCCCAGATCTCCGGACTCAAAACCGCCGAAATCAGTTTTGGTTACCAAT